TGGTTTTTAGCTGTGAAAGCTGCAAACGCCCTCTCTTGTAAAGCTGGGTTGCTTCTAAAAGAATCCCTTTCTGATTTACTGTGACCAATACTCATACCTAATAAATCAGCAGCATCTTGTTTAGCCAACTTGCCCATTTGATACTTTCCATCATAGTGTTTATTTGCGCCACCTGATATTCTATACGGATCTTTTTTGCCGCCAGACTCTATCTTAGCAACTTCTTTTTTAAAGGCTTCCCACTCATCCTTATTCATTCCCACATTATCATTTATTATGTTAAAACCGTCTGATTCAGCCTTACTAAAAAAACCGGCGGCTTGAGCGCCCATACCCTCTAAAGGTTTAGCACTCTCTTCTGCAGTCGCTACTTCTGGTCTAGCCTTTGGTCTTACACGCCCTAATGGGTCATCCTCATTTAAGCCTGTAGCTGCCATATCTACTCTAGGGTCAGAAGTAACAGGAGACATAATACCTTGAGGTGCACCTTTAGATTGTGTGATACCTTTCTTAGCTCTCTCCCTTGCTGCCTCTACAGCGCTTTTCTTAGCTTCTTCTTCCATGTCAACCACAGGTAAGCCCATCTCAGCAGCTTCTTTCCTCATGGTTTGACCGGCCATCATTCTAGCTAGATCCATATCCTCTACAGATAAAGACCCTGCACTAGCCATCTGTACACCTTCACCTACAAAAGACGAACCTTTATTGGCGCGGTTACGTAGGTATGACCCTAAGCCAGAAGACAATTCATCTACCATAACATCTGGTTGCTTAGGTACAGTGATACCGTCTGATGCATCTTTAATAGTCATTGAGTTATCATCAGATGGCGTACCGGGATTATACATGCCGGTAGCTTCAAGTAAGGCATCTTCAATACCGCTAGAGCCTTTTACCTTGTCAACGTAGGATCGTAGCTCAGAGATATCAGGCTTAGGGCGATTCTTAGACATAAACGTTTGTTTAAACTTATCATCGTCCTTAAAGGAATCACGTAGGTTTTGATAGAAGCGCTCTAAAAAGTCGCCACCTGTACCTGATGCATCTGTATCAACCTGCCTATTACGAGACATGATAGAAGAGCTTGTATCTTCTGTTGACACATCGTTCTGTTCATCATTCTCAAAGACACTAAAGTCAGGTAGAAAGCGGTATTGATTAGCCATTATATTATCCTTATCCGAATGCGCTACCAGCCCAAGCACCAACAGCGCCCCAGAAACCAGAAGTCTTTTCCGCTGCCGCTGATGACGCTGCCGCCTGTGCTGCTTTATCTGCACCATACTTTGCTGCATCTGCTTGTATCTTAGCCACCATAATTGAAGTAGCACGATCTGCATCATTGTTTGCTGTAGTATTAGCGAAACTCATCAAATCACGATACGTTTGAATTGTAGCATTATACGCATTCAATGTCATCTGCCCCTGACGCTGTGCATCTAAACGGTTTGCTTCATTTTGTGCCGCATTATCTGCTGTTGTGTATGCCTGTGCCCATTGAGCGTTAGCCTGTGCTACCACTAAACGGTTTGTAGCGTTAAACTGCTCACGCTGATTAGCCTGTGCTGTGTTAAACTGTGATAAGGCATTAGCCTCACCTGCATTGAATCGTGACATAGCATTAGCTTGGTCAGCATTAGCGAGTTGTACCCGTGCTCCTAGATCAGCAAAGAATTGATTTACTTGGTTCTCACTAGAAGCGTTAAACTGTCGGGCAGCATTCTCTGCGGCCTGATCAGAAAGCATAGCATTGATCTGCGCCTGTGCTGCAAACATTGTAGTCTGCTGCTCATTAGATAGGTTAGCCATATCCATTTGAAGAAACGCATTAGCAGATTGTATGTTAGCTTGTTGGCGGTTGTTGAGGTTAGCCATGTCTACCTGTGACATAGCTGCAGCATCAGCCATGATCTTAGCATTCTTAGCGTTAAGGTTTGTTATATCAACAGTCTGTGCCATACGGGCATTCTCTAGCGCAATCTGTTGCTCTGCACTAAAATTCATATTGGCAATGTCAGAGATCTTAGATGCGTTAGTTACACGAGCCTGAAACTCTTGGTTAAACTCCAAGCCTAGAAACTGAGCGCGTTGCTGTGCAGCGAACATAGCAGTCTGCTGCCTGTTTGACAGGTTCTGCATCTCAAAGCTTGCAACAGTCTTAGCATCTTGAGAGGCGATAGGGATAGCACTCTCCATTGCAGCCTGTACGATAGCCTGCCCCGCCATAGATGAAGATGACAGTCCACGACTAGCCATACGTGCAGCCGCTGCCCTCATAGCACCTGCAGCCCATGCAGGGGGAGCAGCACCCTCAAAGTCTTCCATCAAACCAGTTAGCTGGCCCTGTACAGTAGCATCAGTTGATGGTGCACCTGTAGCTGCCTCAAAGTTTACTTCTTTCTTTACGCGCTCCATATCTACTGTGGAGCCTTCAATCATCTCACCCGCTTCTACCTTGCGAGTAGGTGCACCTTCTACGCGGCGAGCTTGTTCAATCTGTTCAACAGTAAGACCTAAACTTTTTAGCTTCTCTGGTGACATTGTAGCAGCTTCTGCTAATGCATCAGAGCTTGGCTTACCTGTAGCAGCCTCTAGCTTCTTGAGTGTATCACTTACTTCTTCAGAAACAGTCTCAGGAAGAACAGTAGCAGCAGGTGGTTTTACAGGTGCTGTAACTGCAGCAGCAGGTGTAGCAACAGTAGCAACAGCTTCATCTACAGTAGCAGCTTCACCTGTGCCTTCTGCAATTTCACCTGATTTCTTTTGTTCTTCTGTAGTCTCTTTAACTTCTGTATCTTTTACTAAAGTCTCAGGGCTTTCTAAAGCAGTTTTAGTTAGCCCAGCAGCAGCCTTACCTGCCTCAGCCATGGGGTCAGGCTTATCCTCTTTATCATCTACAGGATCATTAGTAGCCTCTTTATCATCATCTGCACCAGATGTATCGCCACCTTCTGAAAAGCCGTATCTCATTGTAAGGGCTTCTTGAAGCGCATCCTTCTTAGTCTGTGCTTCCATATCAATCTGAGCGAAACCCATGTCTAGCTCTTTTTTCTTTTCAAAAACAGCCTTTAAATCCTGTGGTTGTTGATTGGGTGCATAGTTATTACCTCCAGACAAATCTCCGCTTGGTAAAATCTCGCCACCTCCACCGTGTGAGTGAGGTGGTACACCTGATGAAACAGGTACGGCTGTAGGTTGTTTTATAGGTTGTTGACCTATAGCAGAATAAAGCGTATCGGCTATTGGCATGCCACCAGGTCTAGGGGTTATACCATCGGGTCTTTGAAAAGGGTCTTGTACTAAGAGTTGCGCTGGTCTAACCTGACCAACACCTGAAAAACCCCTACGTTGGGCACTTAAACGCGATTCCAGATCAACAAAGCCACCCTCTGCCATGCCTATACGCTTCTGTGCCATCTGTGTCATTTTACCTACACGGGCTGCTAGGGCAGGGTTAGCTGCAATAATCTTTTCTTGCTCATCAGACTGCATACCTTTAAGGCTAGGATCAATTTTACCTAGCTGCTCTGGTGTAAATCCTGCAAAACGTTTAGCCATCTATCTTATCCTTACTTGCCTACTTGCATCCACACAGCAGTAGCTATGAATGTCAGTACTGCAACTGTACCTAATTGTACGAGTGTTTTCCATATACTTTTCTTTGTATCGCGCCATGAGTCTAATAGACTACGTAATTCTTTAATATCAGTAGCTGCATCCATGTCTGATAAACCTAAGTCACACAGAGCCTGTTTAGCACCCTTCTTGGCGGCTCTATCCAGCATAGCTTCTAATTTTTCTGGGGTTAAGGTGTCCATTTACAATACCTGATTTGCGTTTATATCACTTTCTACAGTAAGCGTACCTGCAGTACTAAGTTTAAACACAGTATTAGTACCGTACTTAATTACAAGATCATTATTTGTATCTACCTCAAATGACCAGTCTGAAGCACCCGCTGTAAGTTTAACATCTCCACCTGCTTTAACATCATTACCTGCTACAATATCTGCAACCGCATAAATATCATTATCAGTAGGTGCTGTAGTATCACCAACACGTAACCCTTGTACTACATTAACGCCAGATGTTGTTATTTTTAAATTTTCTGTGGTGCCTCCACCTGCATGAAAATCTAAAGTATTTGCAGTTTGAACATCTAAATAACCTCTTGTGACGTTACCAGATTTAAAATAAATTTGGCCTCCACCAGAATCTAAAGTTATATCATTACCAGTTGAAAGACGAAAAGCTTGAATACCTGAAAACACCATGTTTTCACTATTATCAAACGCCATGTTAAAGGTGCCGCCGCCCGTACCATTTTTAAATTCAAAGTTAGAAATACCGCCATTATTATCAGCGTCTAATACAATGTTACCAGAGGCATCTACAGTAAAATCACCAGACCTTGTAACATCTCCTGTTAAAGCTGCAGCAGTAGATGCTGATGATGCGTTACCCGTTAGGGAAGCTGTTACTGTATTAAACGTAACATCAGATGTAGTACCAACCGCTTGACCAATAGCAATTGTAGGAGACCAACCTTCACCAGCAGTGCCTGATATAGAAACACCTGTACCCGCAGTAGCACCTGCTACATAGTTACCTGTAGTATCTGTGCCTAAAGCTACTTTATTTGATCCTACAGTAGTAGCGATACTAACATTACCAAGATTAGTCATAGTACCAGTACCTGTAACATCACCAGTTAAAGTAATGACAGGATCTTTAGTCAATGCAAAATCTAACTTGCCATTGGCATCATCGTAGGTAACAGAAAGTCCAGTTTCAGTATTACTTGTAACCATACCACCTACAGTATCCTGAACATACTCTTCAAGGGTATCTGAACCTACATTTACATCGCCAGAAAAAGTAGTAGCACCAGTAACACCTAATGTACCACCTACAGTAGTATTACCAGTAACACCTAACGTACTACCTACACCTAACGTACCACCTACCGTAGTGTTACCTGTAATACCAAGAGTACCACTAAAGGTACTATTACCCGTGACCCCTAACGTACCACCTACTGTAGCGTTGTTTGTAACTGCAGCACTATCTAATGTTGATGCGCCTGTAACGCCTAAAGTACCACCTACAGTAGTATTACCCGTAACACCTAACGTACCGCCTACTGTAGCATTATTGGTAACTGCAGCACTATCTAATGTAGACGCACCAGTAACACCTAAAGTACCACCTACTGTAGTGTTACCTGTAATGGCTGCTGTGCTGGAAAGCGTTGTGGCCCCTGTCACACCAAGAGTGCCACCCACTGTAGCATTACCCGTCAGAACAGAACCACCCGTTACAGCAAGATCATCTGTTGTTACAGTGCCATCGAAGAAGCTGTCTTTAAACTTTGCACCCGTTGAACCTAAATCTAAGGTGTTTGTTGTTTTAGGTAAGACATTAGTACCTGACACAATAAGGTCTTGGCTTGGGCCAACTACAGTTACAGGCGCTCCTTCACCAGGAGCACCATCATGTTTATGGCCTGTTGATGCATTAAAAGCGTTTTCTACTGCATTGTACTCTGCGTCAAAGTCATCTGCATCAATAACGTTACCGTTGGCAATGTTGTTTGCAGTATCCTGTCTTGTATAACCTGCCATGTCGTTTCCTTATTGTCTATCTTCTTGGCTATATTCTAGCAAAGCCGTGTCGAGTGTAAAAGTGGGATTAGTTGAAAGGTCTTCTAGTCTCAATGCTATTGTTTTACCTGAACCAATAACATTAGTGTCATATATTTTATCAAGCTCACCACCAAATGTAGCTGTATCAAATACAGCATCAGATGCACCAAACATAAACACAGATGCACCTGTACCTGAGATCTGTTGTGTCGCTGGCTGTACTACTTTAGTATTACTGGCAGAAGCAAAGTCATACTTTAAGTTTAAATCTAAATTCATGTTACCTGTAGGTTCAGCGTACAGAGTCATCTTGTAGAAAGTCTTACGTACCTGTGGGTCACTTATAGGCATGAAAGGTGATTCATATATAGCTTCTATAGAAGAACCATCAAAGTCTGAACCTGTATCCATAGTATAGACGTAACCATCCTCATTAGCAAAAGCTATTGTCTCCGCTGTTCCTGTGTATCTGCTGTCTGCTACAAATGCTTTAATACCTTTGGTGGTTGACCAAGCCATACCTGCAGCACCTTGAGATATAAACTTTGTAGCTATAAGACCTTTAGCTGCATCATCTTGCTCAGATTGTACGTATGCAAATATCCTATACTGAGCTTTTTCTTTAAATAACACAGAGCAAAAGTTAGATGTTTGGTTAAGAAAGATAGTAGCATCTTTGGCTATTTGATTAGAAGCTACATCTAAAGCAAAGTCACCGATACGATCAGTAGCACTCAATAGTCTAATACCATCAGGGGCGAGGTACATAATGTCACCACCAACCTCTTGAATAGTATCCCCATTTATGCAACCAATACGCTCAGTAATAGGTGACACAGTAAAGTCAGCAGAGCTACTACCTGTCAAACGTTTGATAGAGTCAGTAGTAAATATAATTAGTTGATCACGAAATACTGCCAGACCTGTAACATCATTCGCTACATTTATAGAACCTGCACCATTAGCAACACTAAAATCATCCACAGTAAAAGGGGCAGTAAAGTAGATGTTATTACCTTTAGAGTAGAAGGCAGTGTTTTTAAATACAGCTACATGTTCTGCACCCAACACATCTGTGCTATTAGAGGACGTCATAAAGGTAGTAGCATTTCCAGATGTGTTATATATAGCAGGGTAGTTAGTACCATCAACAAATATAACTTTATCATCACCATCTAAGTTATATAAAATGTGTCTAGCTTTACCGCCATTAGTACCAACGCTAGTAGCCATACTGGTCCAAGAAGAACCTGTACTGTAGTAATACTGTGTTTGATTGCTACCATTCTTACGTGCAGCTACAACCCTACCAGAGCTAATAACTTTAAGGGCAAGTATAGTGCCAGATCCCGGCACAGTTGTTGTGCTATATTTGGCATAACCTCGTATCTTAGAGTAACCGCCCTCTTTATTGGCTTCAAAGTTTTGTAATATAGTGGCAGACCCGACAGCATTTGCACCATGCTGCAACGGGCTAAGATTAGAGATAAGACCACCTCTAAACTCTATAGGAAATGTCTGCCATTGTGTTGCCATTAGAAGGATACTCTTCGATCACGTACATATTCAGTACGATTTATGTGTATGCTACGTAATTGTTTAATCCCCTGCTCAAACTTCTGCATGGCTAATTGTGCTGCTTGCATGTCACCTCTAAACTGATAGACATAGTACATAGCACCATCAACGATTACATATTTGTACATTTCGGGGAGATTAGGAACATCTGAGTGTAGCTCTAAATCAAAACCAGTTGTGTAATATTCATAAACTAATTCGTATGCCTTGTCTGGGGCTGGTACTACCAGTAACTCCCTGCTAGGCGCTCTTATAATAAAAGAGGGTACAGATCTTACGCTAGTGTTAGAGTTATACTCATAATCAGCATACTTGTCAAGGTATTCTTCATAGCTAAGTACTTTAAGTTTAACGGTATCTACGCTTAAATCTGCATTTCTTTTGATACGAAAGCTATTCATATTGATAGTCTTAGCATCATAAGGAAAACTGTAGCGAACCTCACCAGCAAGTAGCACCTCTTCCTGCTCTACGTGATTCCAAGGCCACTCATACTCTTCTTGCTGGATGTGCCGAATAGAAGAGTTTACTGCATCTTTAGCAAAACTATAAAAACCTGTAGTAGTAGCAAAGTTAGCAGAGGTTAATTCTACTTCATTAAGCCTACGATTTACATCATTAACTAACCCAAGATAATCGTATGCCATATTACTTCTCCCTCACGCGCAACAGCACAGAACGTTCATACTGTAGGGCACCTACTGTAGTTATTTTACACGTAATCTTATAACGTTTATTATTAGTACCTAAGCTTAACCTGATAGTAGCAACTGAATTTGTATACGTACCTTGTACAAACTGTAACCCATCTACTATTTGGGAATTACTTACTTCTGTTTTAACACCATCTGCACCATCTATAAACCAAGTAACAGCAGAAATAACATCTGTACCTAAGAAACGCGACCAATCAATGTTGTAGTCAAGCAATTCATCTTTATCTTTATCGGGCCACTTATAAGACATTGTAAATCCTTATGCTGCTATATAAACAGTATTGTTATTTTCTCGATATTCTATATAAACAGAACGGCTTTCTGGTTTTATATGTACGGTAGTACTGTTACTTGAGCTAGAACCCTGTGAGAGTATATGTATTACACGAGATCTATCGTAAGCATCTTTATTAAAGTTGAATACTACTGCAGTAGGTGTGCTTATGTTAGCAGAGGAAGACAGTAAAGTTGTATCTAGTGTTGTATTAGCTAAACCCCTAACATCTGCAAAAGAAGTAACTAAACCAGTGAATGTTGCAGAGGGTATTGTTATATTTGCCTTAGCATCTACTTCTTCAAAATCATTTGCAGTAATACCGCTGAGTATAGAAGCTATTGTCAAATTAGCTTTTGCATCAAAGCTAAGTGTATCAACGACTGATGTAGCATTTACACTACTTGAAACTATATTTGCAAAGCCGTTACCTATAACATCTTCTGCAGATACACTAGAAACAACACTATTTAAATTAGTGTTAGCTTTGGCATCTACGTCTGCAAAATCGTTTACGTTAAATATAGATGTAGCACTGGGTATCGTAAAGTTAGCTAGGCCAGTACCTAAAAGTTGACCCGCAGTAAAAGAGGCAGTAGTTGGACTTAACGTAAAGTTAGCCTTACCAGATACAGACGTAAAATCGTTTATTGTCGTAGTAACTTCAGTACCTGTTACAGTAGAATTAGCTTTTGCATCAAAGTCAATATTTAAAGAAAATGTAGCTGTAGTAGAGTCTGCTGTTACATTAGCAATACCTTCAAATAAAAGACTACTAACAGTTAATGTAGCTAAATTACTAGGTAAAAACCCTAATGCAATAGCACTGGTAGTAGCCTGAGATATAGGCGCTTCTGATATAGAAGAAAAACCTAGCATTTACTGTGGCTTAGTCGGCCAATCGCTATCGGCCAAATTCGGCCAATTCGCATGGGTGGTTATATCGCGCAAAGCCTGACGATAAGCCGTTTGCTCCGCTGTCATTGTGCGGTCTGCAACAGCCCACCAATCTGTTTCTGCCAACAAAGAATTTCTGGCTTCTTTGTTTTGTATTTCAATTGGCTCAATAACTCTGACAATGGAAGGTTGAACGCCACAGTCAGTGTAACCTTCATATTCGCCTGTGGTTTCAGCATCATCATCAACCACAATACTGTATTCGCCTTTTGTAAATATTTTCATTTTATTATCCTTTATAAAAACTCTTAACCAGCGTACATAACTCTAACATAACCATTACCACCACCATCAGATAAATTGTAATTCTGTTCAGCAGACATGCGTACCCCGCCGCCCCCAGAACCGTTGCCAGCAAATCCTGCATATATTTGTGCCTGTATAGGGATTAGCAAGCTTGGTCCATTATATAAGAATGTATTTGAAGTTTCGGTGGCTGATGATCCAGCCGATCCGGGATAGTTTGCTATATTGCCACCAGAGGCGGTTCCACCAGCGCCACCAACAGCCGTTCTGTCTAGCCCATAAGCAGTGCCACCAACCTGATCACCGGCACCGCCGCCGCCAGCCGTTAATGTTACGCCGCCTATAGTTATGGAGCTACTCGTACCAGCTTGACCCGCAGCCGCTCCATAAGTACCAGAAACGGTAGTTGAACCACCAACACCAACCGTGATGGTAGACGCAGCCTGAGAAGTAGAAACATTAGAAAATTTATGGAATATTGCGCCCGCAGAACCGCCGCCGCCAACATGCACACGATTAATTAAACTCGCAAGGTAGCTATAATAATTAGAAATCGCACCAGATCCACCGCCACCAATTATCATGACATATACGTCACCTGCAATTTTAGGTTGCCAGTTTGTTTCTGTAGTGCTGAAAGTCTCCTCAAAAACTGCACCATGACCACCGCCCGCAGCCGCGCCAATTGTAGCCGCCGTTGTGCTGTCTAAAGTGGCAATATTCTGTAATTGCCTTGAGTTATTTATAACGGTTGTGCCGCCAATTTGTATCGCCATCGTCGTGTCCTTTCACTAATAGCTTTTCATGGATTGGATTTCAGCTTTAAGATCATCAATCTGGGTTTGCTGCGTTTTAATTGCTTCAACTAGATGACCAATTAGGCCGACATAGTTGATAGATTTCATGCCAGTATCTTCATCAGTATTCACAACGTCTGGGATGATCGGCTCCACCTGTTGCGCTATGAAGCCTTGGCCTTGAGTGCCAGTATCTTTCCAATCAAATGTGACGCCCTCAAGCTGACAAATATCAGCCAGTGCATTATCAATTGGCTTGATGTTTTTCTTTAGCCGCTCATCAGATGTACTGTTTAAATCGCCAGAAACCAAAACATGCGGAGATGAGTTTTTAACCTCTAGCCGCTCTGACCCACCGACAACAACGCGCCACTGGTTTGCTGCATGAAACTGAATATTGGTGTCGGTGTCACCGTCATGGTAAATACGATCTCTCAGGCCAATATCCTCAACCTCAGTGATTGTATTGCCCTTCATATCCAGCGTGGATGTGCTGAGTGACATCTCAACGCCATTGTTTATGCGCCATTCGTGAAGGCTGTCTCTTGCATGGCGATAGGCCCAATTACCGTCTTGATCTAAAAAGCCAATCTCATTGGAGTGAGTACCGTAGACAGAGCCATAAATATCACCGTCACTAGCCTCTAATTTTATGTTTACTGCCGCAGAAGCGCTGTTTGATCTAAACCTAAAGCTACCACTCTCTTGGTTATTAAAAGCTAAAAAACCATCAGTTTGCCAGCGAATATATGCTTTGTCAGCAGTACCTTCTTGAAAGCGAATGTAAGGATTGCTTGAGCCTGACAGAACAATCTTTTCGTCACTGCTCATGCTGACTTGCAAGCCACCAGGATTATGCGGATTGGCGTCTACATCACCAACAGTCAGACCCGTTACGCCCACCCCGCCAGATAGAGTGCGTAGGCGTTCCCCGCCGTTTTGGAATAGTTGCACATACGGGGAGGAAGTATCACAGCGCATATAAACTAAGGCATGATTAGACCCTTCAAGATCTTCACCTTGGAAGTAAATATTACCATTAGAATGAGCATAGTTTCGGAAATAAGTATTTGAGCCATCAAAGAACATGCGGAAGTCTGAGCCACTGCCTAGTCTTACTTGATCACTGTCACTAAAAAGAGTGTAGTTAGCGCCCCACTCCTGCACTTCTGCACCAGCAAGAACCATACGAGCTATGTTTGCGCCATGAAATTGGAAATAGGTGTCAGTATCGCCTGAGTGAATTATTTTATTAGGTATAGTCAGGTCACCCGTCATAGTACCGCCAGCTTTTGGTAAAGCAGCGTTAGCAGTAGTGTAAGCCGTATCCCAATTGCTTACATTCGCATCAGACGCACCAGTAATTGTGCCGCCAATAAAGTTTCCTGACCCGTTTATGCCTTTGGCAACACCATCAACAAAGAAGCCACCATCTGCTCGCATATATCTTGGAGTATAAATGTTTTTGGCAGTCACGTTGTTAATACGCAGCCACGTTGTATCGTGACAGCCAATCTCACCCATACGGGTTGTGCCGTTGTAAAACTGAATATGATCGCTGACGTTGTTATCAGCTTTGTAAATTCTTACTTCCGCATCATTTTGCGTTCCAGTACCAACATCAAGCCGTGCATTTACTTGCAATTCGCCCGTCATAGTACCGCCACTCAATGGCAGCTTAGTGCTGTCAGCTACAGTGATATTCGCAGAGCCGTTAAAAGAAACACCGTTGATGGTTCTTGCAGTTGTTAGCGTATCTGCGTTGGGGTGATAGCCATCGTGGAATAAGCGTTGGTATTGAGCGCCAGACGACCAGCCACCAACAACAAAGTCATTTATGCCGCCATGCAATCCCAAGTATTTTCCGTAGTCACCAGAAACGTGGAATGCCATGAATGCATCATGTCCAGCTTGGTCTTGGAAAACCTCTAAAGAAGCATGATAGGAAGAAGCAGTATCTATTGTGTTTTCTGATCGGAAGCGTAGCACGTTGGCGGTGCCTGTGGCTGTCCAAGTATAACCAACGCCTTTTCTGACAAAACGATTGTCGCTTTCAGTTTCAGTAAAGTAGCGCCCATCCAAATTAACTGACGCCAAACCCGTCACATGGCCGTATCCATCTAACGTAACATCTTGGATTACTGTGCCGTTGCTATTGTTTACTGAGGCTTGGGATGATGTATCAACGTGCGAAATGGTAAGGTCAAATGGATCGCCATCAGAACCCGTTGAGGTGTCTGTCCAGTTGATGTCAATGGCTCCACCTTCAACAAACTTCCACTCTTTGCCCTGAGAAATTGTGACTTCTGTACCATCACCATCTTCAACGACAAAAGTAGTCAATTGATTGGTATTGGTGTCAGTATTAACCACCGTTTCAGTAGCCGTTGCCAACCCCGTAACATGCCCGTAGGTGTCCAAGGTTATATCTTGGATATAAGTGCGCCCAGAGCCGTTTACTGACGCCTGTGAGGACGTATCCGCATGTGAAATTGTACGGTTAGCTGTAAGGTTTCCACCACCAGTAAGACCATTACCTGCAGTAATAGTACGAGAAGTAGGTACTTTAGCATCTAGGGCAGACTGTAAGCCATCTACGTTGCTAATTACGTGTGCATGTGAATCGTCTTGTACTGCAGCGGTTATGTTAATATTAGCAGACCCATCAAAAGATGCACTACCTGTAATGTCACCTGATAACTGAATAGTACGTGCTGTTTCTAGGGTTGTAGCTGTATCAGCATTTCCTGTAACATCGCCTGTTAGGTTACCAGTTACGTTACCAATAATATCTGCTGTAACTTGATTAAATGTAACACTAGCTGATGTTGCTACGTCCTGACCAATAGCAAACGTAGTACCAGTAAGAGTGATACCTGTGCCACCAGAGTATACCGTTGTCTCAGCTACCTCTGAAAA